GGCGGCAGGGGGTGAGGGTTTCGGGGCGGGCGGTGCCAGCCGTCGCATCAGCGCCGCGGATATGCGCCCCGGGATCGGCGGGCATGGCGACGGCGGAGATTTCCATCGGCTCCCAGTCGACCGCGCGCCACAGCTCGCGCTGCCCTTGGGCTTTGGTGATGTCGTAGCGGTGGACGCGGTAGCCGACCGACACGGCCGAGACCGTGCCATCCATGATCCGCTGCACGATCGGCGCGGCATCCGGCGCCGAGGTCAGCCGGACCCGGGCAAAGCCCTGGCCGCCTTCGATCCTTGCCGTGCCGGGCAGGACGGCGCCCACGACGGATTCCAGGCCCCAAGACCGGTGCGAGTCCAGAAACGGCGCGCCCGCGTTCAGGCGCTCCATCCGGACGGCACCGGGCGTGACGACCAGTTCCTCGTCATATTCGACGACATCATCCCAGCCTTCATAGCGCCGCCGCTGGACGGTCGCGCCGGTGGTCCAGATCACATCGATCGTCATGTCGTCGCCTTCGCCGCGGACAAGCCGCAGCGAGGCCTCCCGCGTGATCAGCGGGAGGTTTCGGGTCTCATTGGGCATGGTGTTACCTTTCGTCGGAGGGCGGGCTGCTACCGCCTGCGTCCACGGCTTGCGCGAGACCTGCGCGGCTGACGCGGCGGGGGTCGGCGTCGAAGATCAGGCCCAGTTGATCGAAGAGGGCGGCATACTTCTGCCATTCCTCGACCACCTCGCGCGGGTCATAGCCGCGCCGGGCGATCTGCTGGGCCGGGGTCGAGAACCCGGCGCGAACCTCCATCAGATCGGCCGTGACGTCCTGCAGCGGGTTGACGCTCTCAAAACGGGGCGGCGCCCATTCGACGGCAATCTCCGGTTGGGGCAGGGCGCCTGCCGTCCAGGCGGCCTCCATCACCCAATCCCAGATGCGCTGACAGAACATCGGGATCACCACCTGCCATTGCACCGCTTCCACCATCCGGCGGAACTCGTGCAGGCCGACACGGGAGGAGGCGAAGTTCACTTGGCTCAAGTCGCCGGTCATCAGCTCATAAGGCACGCGGAACCCAGCCGAGATGATGTGCTGCTGCACCCGGTTCCATTCATAGATGCCCGAGGTCGAGGCGGGCGTGTTGAACTTGATGTCCTTGCCGTTGCGGACATAGCCGATGAGGCCGGGTTCGAACTGCTCGATCCGGTTGCCGTCGGCATCCTGCACCACCGGCGCCATCGACTGCTGATCCTCGTCGGCCCCAAAGACGAAGCCCACCATCGAGGCCTCGATCTTCTTCCGCACGAGTTCGGCGGTCTGCCAGTCGCCCAACTCCCGCAGCGCCCGCATTGCTGGGACGCCCCAGGGCACGCCCCGGTTCTGGACCCGCTGACGTTCGAAGAGATGGGCGACCCCATCCGCATCGACCCTCAGCGATTCAAACCGGCGGCCAAAGACCGGCATCGCATCGCCGGGATGATCGGGGAACATCCAGTAGCCCCGGCGGCGGCCCAGCGCGTCGTATTCGATACCCTGGACGATCCGGCCACCATCCGGCCGGTTGTCGAACTTGGCCCCGTCGAGGTGATCAGCCTCGTTCAGTTGGATCTGCACTGGGGCGGCAAGGCGGTCACTGGCCCGGCGGCGACGGCGCAGGGCAAAGACCTCACCGCCTTCGATCATCTCGCGGACGGCGAGGGCGGTGAGGCCATAGAAATCAATGTGCCCGTCGGCATCGGCCCGCGGCGCCCAGCGCTTCCAGAGATCATCGGCGAGCTTGTTCAGCGCCGGATCGGCCGCGGCGGCCCGGGGGCGAATGCCGGTGCCGACGATGTTCGACACCAGCACCTGCACGGCCTTGGCGGCCAGAGGGTCGTTGCGGACCAGATCGCGCATCCGGTCGCGCAGGGCGCCGCCCGCAACTGCGATTTCCGCGTCAGCCGCCGTCGATCCGGCGCGCCAGCCATCCGTGCCACGCCCGCGGGCGGCGGCATCATAGCCACGCCGCAGATTGGCGATCGCCACCCGGGCGGCGTATCGCCGGGCTGCCGTGCGGGGCGCGACCGTGGCCACGATCCGGTCGATCACGCCCCAGGGCACATCGGGTGGGGTGGGTTTCATGTGCGGCCCCGGCTGAAGCTGGCCTTGCCCGCGACGGGGCGGGAATTGCCCGCGCCAGACGCCATCTGGCCTTCGATGAAGCGGATGCGGGCCAGAAGATCGGCCGCATTGCCATAGGTCAGCCGACGCCCATCATACTCCACCACCAGTGCGCCTGCGGCATAGGCGCGGCGCAACGCATCGAGTTCGGCTTGCGAGAAGGACATCAGAGCCATTTTCCACGTCGGGGCCCGAGCCAGCCGGTTGGCCGCTTCGGGGCAGATTGCGGTTGCGGCCGGTCGGGTTGACCGGCGTGGGTAGTTGCCGGGCGCGCGGGCCCGATCTGTTCTTCCAGCGCTTCCCAGCGGGCGTTGTCCCAGCGATCGATGCCCATCAGCCAGGCGGCCGCGCGGGCATAGACGCGGCAGTCGAGGGCCTCGTTGCGCTCCCGGGTCTGTTCCCACTCGAGCTTCTGATAGCCGGTGCGGGTTTTGCGGGTGACCAGCTGCTCCGAGGTCAACTGCTTCACCCATTCGGCCGTGGTGCCCTTCGGGATGTGGACGAAGCCCGCAGGCCAGTCGGCGCCCGCCGCCCTTTCCTCGTCGGTCGGGGCTGCCAGGCGCAGGAAGCGATAGGTTTCGGCTTTGAACACGGCGCCCGCGACCTTCCAGAGGCGAACGCCGCGGCGCAGTTTCCGCCCGCCCTCTGTCGTTTCCACATAGGTGGGACCATCGACCGGGGTGGATCGGTCGAACCCGGCCACGCCCTTGATGGCGATCACCTGCCCGTGGCCCGCCTGCCGGACCCAGGCATAGACTGCATCGGTCGTGGCCCCATCGCCGGAGTCAATTGCCACCCGCGCCAGCGCCATCCGGGCGCCGGAAGCGTGTTCCCACGTCATGCCGAGGAACTCGTTCAAATCGGCCCAGACCTCCGCCCGCGCCGTGTCGCCTTCGAGGACAACGTGATCGACCAGCCAGGAGCGCAAGTTTCGTCCCCAGCCCCAGACATCGATCTCGATCCGGTCGCGTTGGACGTCGATCCCGGCCGTCAGGATCAGCACACCCGCAGGGGCCCGGCCCAACTGCCAGTCCTCGCGGCGTTCATAAAGCCGCTGCCAGTCCGGCGCCTCGCCACGTTCGGCCCAGGTTTCGCCGAGCACAGTGTTCTTCACGGTCTTGAGCGCGGAGTCGTTGCCCTGCGCCTGATCCCAGCGCCGGGCGATCTCCTCCCACGATAGCCACCCCAGCGGGGAATAGAGGCCCGAGATGTGGAACCCGATCACCCCCGCCGTCTCGGCCGAGGCCTGTACATCGGGGGCGGCGGTCGGCAACCAATCCGCCCCGTTCGCCTCGTCCATCATCCATGTCTTGTGCCGCTCGGCGATCGGGGCCTCGCAGTGTTCGCAAAGATAGGCAGCGGTCTCCGGTCGCCCCTTCTCCCAGCGCAGCCGTTCGAACTTCAGCCATTGCAACCCGCCGCAATGTGGGCAGGGGACGTGATAGCGGCGCTGGTCGGTCAATTCGAACTCCCGCTCGATCCGGCTGAGCCCCTTGATCGTGGGCGTCGAGGCCAGGAAGATTTTCTTGCGGTGGCCGAAGCTGTCGGTGCGGGCCTCGGCCAGCGCCACCGGATCGCCCTCGCCCTCAAGGTCGCCCGGGTAGGCGTCAACCTCGTCCAGAAACAGCCAGCGCGCGGGCATGGACCGCAGGCCCACGGCCGAGTTCGCGCCGGTCAGCACCAACTGGCCGCCGGGGAAGCGCTTCGCCAGCACCGTATTTCCGGCATCGCGCGACCGGGCGGGCAGGACGAGCGCCCGGAGGTCCGGGCTTTCCTCGATCAACGGCTCGATCCGCTGCTGGCTGAGGCGCTTGGCCAGATCGGTCGTCGGTTGAACCGCTAGGATCGGCCCCGGCGCGCGGTGAATGCAGAATCCGATCCAGTTGTTTCCGGCTTCCGTCGCCCCCACTTGGGCGGATTTCATGAACACGACCCGCTGGGCCGGGTTGTTCGGCGACAGAGCCTCCATGATCGCCTTGAGGTAAGGCGTCCGGCTGGTGCGATAGGGCCCGGCCTCGGACGCCGCCCGCGAGGACAAGATGCGGTGCCGGTCGGCCCATTCGGCAACCGTCTGCGCCGGATCGGGCGCCAGACCCCGC